GCCAAGGTCGCCACCATCTGCAGCTTTCTTGTTCGTAGCGTCCCATGTTAAAAGATGGCCGCCTGTAAGGTCTGCCTCTTCGGCTCTCGTAAGAAGCGGCTGAGTGTCGCCGTCGTCGCCGACGCGGGCGGTGCCGGTGCTGTCGAAAGCAAGAACTCCGTCGTCACCGTCGAGGTTGTAGTGCTCGGCTTTGATGCCGGAAAGCTCGCCGGTTGCAAGCGGTGACTGAGCGCCGTCGCGGGTGATGATCATATCTTTCTTTGTGTAAAGCTTTTCTGCATGGGTTTCGTATGAAGTGCCCTGCTGGTAAATGTCACCGGTAACTGTAAGGTCACCCTGAACGCTTGTATTTCCGCCGAGGGTTCCGCCGGATGCTGCAAGGTCGTTTGTGATTACAGCTGTACTGTCGTTTACAGTGATTCCGGTTCCGCCTGTGTAGCTTCTGCCTCCAATCTGACCGCGTGAACGGTTGTTTCCGTCTTTAATCAGATAGTAACCCTGATAAATATCATTTACAGTGTTGTAAAGATACAAAACACGCTCTTCCATGTTTGCAACTTCCGGAACCGCGTTCACAACTACAAAGCGTGTAAACATGGTCAAATCCAGATTGCCGGATGTATGAATGTTATCAACAACGATTCCATCCTCAAAAGTTTTTACACCCGCAATGTTCTGGGCCGAGGTGTTTACAAAGCCCCTTGCAGCTGAACCTGCATCCGGTGACTTTGCAAGAAGCTTCTCAACGGTGATTTTTTTATCAACGCTGGTTTCATCTGATACATCAACTAAATGGAGCAAGTCTCTGCTCGCATTTACCTGTTCACTCTCCATTGATTCAAGGTCTGTAACTCTTGCCATAATTTATTCTCCTTTTTATTTAATTAGTTATCATAAAAATAAACTCTGTCACTGCGAGTCTCTTGATGTGGCGGGTCATAATCTAAGAAGTTATAAAAATCAACTTGTGTTCCGTTAATTGAAACAGTAACGTCTTGATCACCGTATGGGCCAGCACTACTTCCGCCGCCAGCAATTGCAATATTGTCACAAGGCGAGGTATAATATTTTGTTACCGGTGTAATAGTTGAAGAACCGCTTCGTTCATGGGTTGTTACTGTAATTGAAGCACTGTTTCCACCTGAATAAGAATCTTTTCTGGAAGTTGCTGAAACTGTCAAATTTGCTCCCCAAACTTGACCTCGACCTGATCCAGCACTCCAATAGTAAATGCTCCAATCAACATAACATTCGTCATCAAAAACAGTTGTTCCGTTTACTGTTACCTTGTGAACTATTGTATTATTAAAAAGAACCTTCTTGACTCCCGTATTATTGACTTTCAACATTTCACAAGCCCCTTACTGTTTTGTAATAGAAAGCGTTGCTGTTCCATAATCAAAAGAAATAGCAGTAATCTTAAATCCGTTAATATCAACTGCCTTTCCCTTTACAGTTCCATTTGAGGAAGTAATGTTTCCAGAAGTGCTGAAGCTTGCAGCGCTCAAATCTCCTGTTATAGTTGAAGTTCCTCCTACAGTCTGGTTTCCGGTAACTCCAAGAGCTCCGCCCACTGTCGCATCACCAGTAACCCCTAAATCATCCCCGACAGAAACGTCTCCTGTGGCTGTAATATCTCCGCCAGAGCTGACATCTCCGGCAACAGAAAGAACTCCTGCTGTATTGCCGGCTTTTGAACCGATAGACACATCGCCATTGATACGCATAGTTTCTGCCGGCACCTGAGCTGAATCTTCAGTTGCTGTTGTTTCCGGATTCACTTCTATGAAGTTTCTGCCGGTGAGCTTATTCTTGATGTAGAAAACACCCTTGATGATGGAATTGATTGCGGTAACGATAAAGTTTGCAATCTTGAAATAAATACCTCTCTGCAGAGTTACTGAACCGCTGACATCCTGGTGAGTGTCCGGATCATTGTAGTTATAATTATAGGTTGTTGTTTTAGAGAGATAGTGCATATATTCTGCTTCTGTGTTTGTCTTGCCGGTTGCAAGCTCAAACATTTCGGCATCAATATCGTTTCCGATTCTGAATTCTGGGTTATCTGAATCAAGCCCCTTCCAGAAGTTGTCTGCTGTCTGCTTTGGCATTCCCCAGTTTTTATTCTTAATATAATAAGTGCCTTCGTCGAATGTCTCTGCAGTTGGCTGAATAACCGGCTTTACATAGGTTTGAGTTTCTGAATCATAAACGTAATATTCAACGCCTTCCTGGTAAATGCTGGCAAGCACAAATTCAACAGTATCAATTTCCGCGCCGTAAATACTGCCGATAAAGGCTCCTGTTGTGGTGAGGTTTCGGGAATAAAGCTTTTCTGCAGTAACGCAGTTCGCGTGAAGCTTGTCGATTGTGACTGCTTCATCTGCAAGCTTGTTTGTAATAATGGCAGCATCTACAATGTCATAAGCGCTTGTTGCCTTTGCGGTAATAAGCACCTGAGAGAACTCTTCACTTCTTACGCCGGTTGTAGCGTTCAAACACCAAATACGATAATAATAGTTTGTATCAATTGCCTGTGTGATTGCAGAGCCGGAAATCACTTCGAGATCAATATCTACCGCGCCGCCGACATTTGCCTTTAATCTTTCAAGCACACCTTCGCCACGGTGTACTTCAAGAAATGCTTCTGCAAGCTGTTTTTCGAGCGGAAGGGTCTGTGTAAAGCTGTTTGTACTTCTCAGAAAGTAATAGGTTACACCGTCGACAATAAACGGGTCGGTAGCGTTTACGTCTTTGTAAGCGGTTGCTCCGCTGTATGGATCAGACTGTAAATCCGGCTTAAACCAGATAGGATCATCTGCTTCGTATTCGTCGTATCTTTGAATTGAAACTAAAAAGACTACTTCACCATAGCAAGCCTGACGCTGTGAAAAGTTAAGTGTTATTGTTCTGTGATTGATTCTCGGATTCGCAACAATAGGCTGCTGTGGTATCCATGTACCGTACTCAGATGTATCAACAGAATAAACAACAGCCCATTCAATGCTCTTCTTGCCGTAAATATTTTCCGCCTTAACCCTGAACTGCCATGTAGACAAATCTTCTGCCTCTGGGTATCCATCAGCACCTTCGCCAGTGCGAACGAAAGTATAGAAACTCTGGTTTGCAGCTGATGGAGCAAGAGCCGTCCATGTTTCGCCGGAATCTTTTGAAACTTCAATAAGATAATGCTTGATTGAATCTGCAAGGCCCGTTGATGGAATAGAATCCCATCTTACTGTAATTCCGCTCTCGGATGCCTGAGCAGTTACGTTCTGGACGTTACTAGGTTCCGAAATTTCATCTGGTCTTGTAAGGATGCCGTTAAGGCTGTTATTCATCTGACCGCGGAGCTCATTCAAGTCGTCCAGTGTAACTGACTTCTCTCTCTGCTGTGGTCGGGTGATATTGCTCTTATAAGTTGGAAGCGGAACGCCGGCCGGTGTATATGCGTATACCTCTTCGTTGTAATCTCTGAGTGAAAGTGTAAAACCGTCTTTTCCGTTTGGCTCTACACCGTATATTTTCATAACATTTGTAATCTTCGAGAATCGGCCGTTTTCGTCCAGAAGCCCGAAAGAAAGATGATTGCCACGCTCCGGAAGGATTGTTTCTCCGGAAAGCGAAAGCGGTTCTGCGAAAGTAAGTATTCTTGTACTGCTTGTTGAGGTTTCATTTGTAACCTCTGCAGAGTACATTTTATGGCCGTATGCGGTTGTAGCCTGAATTATAACACCGTAGCGCTGATTCTGTACAAAATCAACCAGATCAGAAATTTCTATCTCGGTAATTTCAAGACTTGCATTGTATCTGATGGCTTTAATTACAGAGCTTCTTAAGCCTTGCAGAAGGTGCGGAAGCTGCAAAAGCACGGTAGAGTAGAGCGGGTAATAATCGCCTTCATGGCCTACATCAACCCTGATTTCCCTCGGCTGAAGCTGTCTCTGGCGAAGCTGACGCTGTGCTATCTTGTATGCGTGTTCGTAAGTTGTAGCATATTCAATGGCCAGTGTATCTACTGTGTCGTTAATGTAATCATAACCGCCACCGTCAAGCATTGAATAGAAGGTGTCAACAGTCCATGAGTCGCGGTTTGTAAATGTAACCTTTGAACCGTCTACTTTCTTTGCAAGGCTCTTTGAAAATGAGAATGAAACAATATTTTCTGCATTAAGCAGCGCGACCGGATTCTCTTCTTCCTTATCAATGCAAACTTCGTAGAGTCCTTCGTTGTTAATGATGATGGAAGCATTACAGAGCTTAAGGATACGCTCAACTACATCCTTCTTCTTTTCGCTCTGTGTAATAATACCGTCACAATAAAAATTGTTTTCTGCGCAGTATTCGTACAGAGCCCCGAAAGATGCAAGTTTTATTTCGCTATCCTGCAGCTGGCTCGGCTTGTGTACGTCGCTTGTTAAAACTTCCAGAAGCCACGAAGCGGGGTTTCTGGTTGCAGATTTTGCAGAGCTCCATTCGGTGCCGTTCCATGTCCGCGCCGCTGCCTCTGTAATACAGTGAAGCTCGTCGAGGATGTCCTGTGTGCTGTCATCCGCAATAATTCTGTATGCAACCCTTGTTGTTTTGTTAATCAGTTCCGCTTCTTCTATGAGGCATGCTTCAAGAGTGCTGGAAGTTGATTTTTGCGCATCATAGCTGAATGTCTGATACCACAAGAGAGCACAATCTTCCTGAGTATTGCTTTCTTCTTTCGGTGTTTCTTTTACAACTTTAATCGAAATCTGTTTTCCGTAGCTTTCTGCAGCTGTAAACGTCTTTTCTGCAACAAAGCGGATGTTATGATTAACGTTACGCTTAAACACATTGTAGTATGTTGTTGTTGCTCCTGTTTCCTGATCCTGAATATTCTCGGTTTCTGAACCGGCAAAAATAAACATGTGCCATGTCTGCCCGCCATCGTTTGACCAGTAAGGGCAAACCTGCGCTCGTCTTGTTGTCCAGTTTCCGGAATCAGAATTGTATTTTCTCAATGAAGAAAACTGAATACAAACCTGTATTTTCATGGCATTGTCTGCCGCCTGAACGATGACCGGAACTGCATCTTTTCCGTAATCGTGTTTAAGCTCCGCGCCGGCATAGGTAGCGCTTACTTTCTGCATACAGTTTGCAAGTGAAAGCCACTCGCCAGGCTGACGAACTTCTACACGGTTTGCATTGTTCTGGAAATAAATAGAGCTGGAATCGAAAGGAAGCTCGCCGTCAATTCCGCCGCTTCTTGTACAGATTGCCTCATTGCCGATTAAAATTTTTGTTATCTTCTGAGAGTTGAAACCACAAGAGAAAGCAGCGCTGTAATATGAATCAACTCCATCGGTTCCGCCGATGCTGTAAAATCCGTCTGTCAGATTGTAAGGCGTATTATATACCGAACCCATTAAGAACTGAACGGCTTCGCCCAGAGCTTTGCGGTTCTTTGCTCCACGAATAAACGGAAGCTGCTGTGTCTGCTGGGCAAGATTCTGCGCATCCCTCTGCGCTTTTTCCATCTGCTTTTTTGCTTCTTCTGACTGTTTCTTTGCATAAATAGCAGAGCCGACACCGACACCTACGGCAATAACTGCACAAACAATGGCAATTCCAGCAATTACTGCAGTAGAGCCAGGAACCTTGCGAACATATAAAACATCATCCTCTGTAACCATATATTCGCTTGTGAGTCTGTTTCCAGCTTTAATTACTAAAGAATGATTAAAATCGACATCCGGAAGAATGTCTTTAAGCCTGCCGTTTGCAACAATTGTTTCGTGTGTGTTGTCGATTGTGTTGTAGATATTAAGCAATCCCATTATAAAACCTCGTAAATATTTGCGATTTTATAGGCTGCTATCCTTGAAATCCTTACTCCCTGGTTTGTAGTTGCATGAATCATGTTCTGACTATTGAGCGCAACTCCAATATGAAGCGTATTTTTTATATGAAATTCCAAAATTGAGCCTTCTGTAATAAAGTCAGTTTTGCGAACATTCAGAAGCGGCGCATACTTTGCCGAAAGCTCTTTGTCATGGTTGTTATAAACTACATCCTGCAGAGTTTTTCCGAGCCGCTTTTCTACCAGAATTGCAAGGCCGTAACAATCGAGCCCCGAAAGGCTGCGCCCGTTTTCTCTATACGGGATGCCGATTAAATCTGATACATCTATCAAGCGTTACCTCGGTTCAGGTCTGTATCATACTTGTAAACGGTAAAAACCATATCAAGGCGGCCGTCAGATTCGAGAGCAAAAGAAAGCTTGTTATCGTCTCCCATTGAAACAGTACCGTAAAAATGACGATAGCTTTTGATTTCCTGAATCTGGCCGTTTATCAAAATACCTTCAACATCAAGAAAATAGTAATAATCTGCGTTTTCTACCCATTCAACAAGCTCATAATTATCTGTTGCAAAAATATCGAGCTTTGCACCTTCGCCGGACTTGTTCGGCTCAGTATATTCAAAACTTGCGGGCTTGTAGACTTCATTCTGGTATGTTACCTGTTCGTTATTATTGATATAACGGAGGGTGCCGGCTGTTGGATGCGTAAGCTTTATGAGAAAATGTCTTGAAAAGTTACCGCCGTTAAACAGCAGATTAAATATTTCTGATTGTGTCATTAAAATACCTCTTCAATTTCCATTGAAAGAACACGGGTTGTCTGATCCGTATCTTCTGGGTCGGGAATAGAAACAAAACGGTAAACGCTGTTTCCGAGAGCTGTACAAGTGAAGGCATTTGCGTTCTGGCCTAATACATCGTTGTACCAAGTCCAGAAGAGGGCAAGCTCTGCTTTTGTAACTTCGAGCTTAACCTTAAATGTCATCAGTTTTTTAGTGTTTATCTGATAACTGACCTGACGGCCAGAAAGATAAGAAACTGTTTCTGTATTTTCCTTTGGCTTGTCGTTTCCACTGAAAAATCTTGTATTTACTGTTGAAGGCCATGTATAAACATTCATTCTCTTAAGCTCCTATAAATAAGATGCGCCCTGTGCTCTTCCCTGGGCTACGTTCATACTTTGTGTGTATGTTCCTTTTGCCATTTCTGCGTTGATATGTCGGTCAATCAAAATAAGCAAGCCGTCCGGCGAAAGCTGTGTTTTTACTGAGGCGTCGGTGTTGTTCTGAATGTTTACCGGCATATTTACAACCGCGCCGCTTCCACCTTCCGCGCCGTTTGCAAGCTTCCAGAGGTTTGCCTGCTGCTGTTCTGTCAGAATCATTTCTCCGGAATTTACATTTGCATGCACTCTGTCGCCTGAATAGCTGGCACCCTGAACAATACCACCGGTTGCAAAACTTGGTGCTTTCGGCTTATTCGCAACAATTGTCGCAATCTGAATCGCTCCTGATGCACCGATAAGCGCTGCAAGAATAGGGCCGGCATAAGGGCCGCCCTCGGCAAGTGCCTTTGAAACGCCCATTGCAATATTTGCAGTTGCCTGCAGAAAGCTTGCCGTCCATTCCCACATCTTAAGCTTGTATTCTTCCTGAGCGGCTTTCTTGTCGAGTTCCTTTTTCTTTTCGCAGTATTCCTCATAGGAAATAATTCCATTTGTATACTGCTCGGAAAGTGAAGCCATGGCTTCCTCGTTTTCCTGCTCGTTGTTCTGTCGTACAAGATTTGTAATGCCGTTTGTAATTTCTGCGAACTTCTCAACGTAGGTTGTTACTGTTTCGAGGTTCTTCATAATCTGGTTTGTAAGTTCCTCGGTTTTTACAGCATCAACTAAAGCTTCAAGAGCTTCCTTCTTCTGTGCAAGTTGTTCGTATGCTTCGCCGGTTTCATCAAGCGTATTCATGTATTCTTCCAGAGCGGCTATTTCATCCTTAATCTGTTCTGAAAGCAAACTTTCTTTTGTACCCACAAAAGAATTTGCCTGAGAAATAAGGCTTTCTGCCTCGCTCTTAAGCTGTTTAAGTCTTTCCTCTGAATCCTTGTCAACCGTCTCTTTGTTTTCACCTTTCTGCTTTATAAGGTCATAAAGGCGCTTGATCTCGTCGGCATATTCCTGAATGTCGGATGTATTCCAGTTCAGTGTATTATATTTTTCAACAAGCTCAAAAAGTCCTTTCTGTCTTACCTGAATTTCACCTGTAATTTTTTCCTCTTCAGTAAGTGACTCACCGAGCTTTTCGCGCTGGGCTATCTCTTCCTTGTAGTTCTTAATTTTCTGCTCATAAGCTTCCTGCGCCGCAATGGCAGCTTTTTCTTCTGCAATCAATTCTGCACTTGTGATCTCGTTCTGAATAGTAAGAATTCCCTTTTTATATTCCTGACTGTTCTTAAGCTTCTTTTCATAAGTCTGGGCCTGAACAAGAATTGTCTGTTTTGCGGCGGCGGTTTCTACTTCCTGAGATTCTTCTACAAGTTCCTGGAACCTTTCAAGCTGTTTTTTGTCGATTTCAACGTTTGTAAGTTCAATAAGCTGTATGTATCCATCATTAAGCTTTTCAAGTTCGGCCATTTCATCCTTAAGCTTCTGACCAGCTTTCCCATTCTGCTTACGTTCTGAGAGTTCATCATATTTTTTCTGCAGTTCATCAATCTTATCAAGATTTTTATCAATGAGCTGTTCTGCTCCGCTTTCTATGAGCTCAAAATCTTCAAGACTAGCAGTGCCTTTCTTTGCGCGTTCCATAGCTGCAAGAACGGCTTCAGCATCCTCTCTGGTCTTTCGCAGTTCACTGAGATAACTTGAAAGGTTTGAAAATGCTTCTGTGAAAAACTTACGCATAGGAACTGAAGCATATTCAAAAACGGCGCCCATCTCTTCCTTCAGGTCGCCTGCAGCATTTTTGAGCTGTTCTGCAGAGCCGGTTGCAGCAGCAGTTTCCTCTGCCATTCCCTTAAACTGTTCGGCAATGATTTTGACTGCTTCGCCACTTTTCAGCTGTTCTTTTGTGAGTTCTTTAATCTTTGAAATCTGGTTTCCGAGCTGGCCCGCTGTTCCGCTGAAAGTCTTATTCAATGCGGTAACTGCAGCATCAAGCGACATCATACCGCTTGCAGAAACATCAAGAGCGGCGCTCATAATATCCTGAATCTCAGTTTGAGTACGTCCAGCGGCGGCCAGCTGTGCCATCATAGGAAGTAAAGTTTCATCGCCTACAGTTGAAATACTCTGAAGGTGTGTTGCATAATCTTCAAGCTGTCTTACTGAATCGTGATTAAGATACGGGTTATTCTTTGCAGCAACTTCAAGCTGCTTTTCGGCTGTTATCTGGACTCTGTAAGCTTCTTCAAGTTCTTTTACGGCTTCAGCGCCTTTTTTAATGGCTGTTGTAGCTAAGCCCACGGCCTTTGTTGCAGCTCCAAAAGCAACGCCCATTTTTACAACGTCAGAGCCTTTGACCTGCTTTGCAAACTTGTTTAATTCAGATGTGATTCCCTGAATGCCTTTTTTTGCTTCGTTTGTATCTGCAGTGATTTTAATTGAAGCGTTTTTTGCCATATATTATTTTCCTTGACAACATGCAATATAGATTTATAATAAAGTCAGATTGAGAAAGGGGGTAATATATGGCTGCAATCCTTGCAATTAGTTATGTAGTTGGTTCAGTTCTTATCGCTGCGCTTCCTCTTGGTCTGTCAATTCTTCTGGCTTATCTGTTCATCAAGAAATTCAACTAATTACTTAAACAGTTTATTAAACTTCTCTAAATCTTCCTGAACCTTTTCTCTGTCCTCGTTTGGAAGTTCCCACGCATTTCGCAATTTCTGCATCTGTTTTCCGTACTCGGTTTTTGTATCACCAGACCAGCCGCGCCAGCTCATTATCTCATTGAGCTTTGTGCCGTGTAAGCCGGAAAGTAGGGCGAGGAACTTGTGCCAGTGCATCTCTATTATGTGACCGTTTTTGTCGGTCTGCAGTAAGTCAATGCCGTACTGTTCCAGGAAAGCTGCGTAAATATAGTCAGCGTCAATTGTGTAATCAAGGATTTTTGCGCCGGAATCTTCGCCGCTGGTTTTTCTTGGCAGTTCATTTTTCGGCATGTAAAAATCAAGAAGCTTTTTGAAAGCTTCGGCTTTCATTTCTGCAGCTGGAATTTCATCTTCATAAACGAAATCAACGGCATCAATGACCGCGCCTTTCTCGTTTACTGCCTCGGAAAAATTAAACCATGTGCGGAAATCTGTTTTAATATTAAAAAACTTCCCGCCGCAATCAATACAGTCGGGAAGCTTTACTTTTGCAAGGTTAAGCATTAGTGTGACGAATAAGTTCCTTCTGTGAAAGTTGGAACGCCGTCAGAAATGGTAACATAACCTTTCTTTACGGTGCCGGCAAAGTTTGTGTCAAAGCTGAGTGTTGAATCAACACTGTTCAAATCACTCAAGATAATTGTACAGTCAACGCGCCATGCCTTGAAGTGTGTCGGTGTTGTTGCAGCATCAACCGGCTCCTGGAAGAATACAAGCAGAAGTTCGCTCTTTGCCTTATCTCCGGTGTCCTGATTGAAGAACTTTCCGAAAATGAAGTCATAATCAGGTTCTTCTTCGTGCATTACAAGTGGAGTGTTGAAAGAAGGCTTATACTGCTTAAGCTCTGTTGTTGGTGCCTCGTCGCAGATATAATCGCGATCCTCTGTTTCTGGATTCATATTCAAGTCAAACGCTGTTGACATACAGATACGCATCCAGTCTGGGGTTGTCTTATTAACAAGCCCAGTTTCGCTGTCTACCGCTTTATTCAAAAACGGAGCAATCTGATGTTTCTTTACCATGGTAACATCTCCTTATAAAGATTTAATAAAAGAGTCAGTTGATAACTTCCTCGGTATCAGTTGCAAGAGTGATCTCGAAAGCCGTCATCTGCTGAGCAACCGCGCCGGTATCTGGATAAAACTGAATCTGTGTAATTTCAGTATCTTCAACACCCAGCTTTGTAGTACCGTCAACGTTGCTCAGTTCCGGATTCTTTGCCTGAGCAATGCGGAACGCTTTTGCATAACGGAACATTCTCTTGACCAGAAGAGAATACTTTTCTTTCTGAAACAAGAATGTAACTGTAAACTCTGAACGGTCGGAAAATCCGTTTATAAACTCTTCATCCGGCTGTTGTGTCTCCGGAAGAATCGAAACGATCACACCGGCTTCATATCGCGACAAATCAACCGTACCAAAAACAATGTTTTTCTCTGCAATCTGTGAAAGTGTTACACCTTCACTTGCAAGCCCCGAAAGCTCTGCGTTTACATCTTCCAGAATAAACTTTTTAATAGCTTCTGCTATCTGCTCCATATATTACCCCCAGTATTTTTCGAGCTCTTTATCAATCATTTTCTGAACATCGTCCATGTAAGCACCGCTTTCTGCATACTGCTGACCGGCCTGAACAAAACCACGCGGCGTAATATGCCAGCTCTTAGCCCGTTTTGTCGGGCCATCGTGTCCGTAGCTAAGGGTCATTGCTTTCGGAAAGATTGTGCGATCTTTACCAATCAATGCCTTCGGATACACGTTCGCCTGGCTGCCGTCTTTTTTTACCTTGTACACATAAGCCTTCAAAAGTTCGCCCGTGCGCTTCTGCAAATCGCTTGTGTTTATAGCTGCCTTGATGCGCTTTGCAGTTCCCCTTGCCGCAATTCTTAAAACGCTCTTCTGGATAGCCGGAAGGCTTTTTGATGTTCCTGCAAGGGCCTGCTGTACTTCTTCAATATCAACAGAAGCGTTAATTATCTGATTCGCCATAAACCAAGCCCTCTACAGTCCGCGCCCAGAGCTCCCATTCCTGAACAAGATACTCATAATAAATTATTGTCATAGCGTAATCGCGGAGCGTTTCGGGTGCCTTAAGCTCCGAGCGTTCCGGCTGCGGCGGAAGTGTGATTTCTGCCTTCGGCTTACTTACGCACCCTGTTATTGTTAGAATTGATAACAGCAGCAACAATATCTGCAATTTCTTCATCTGTCTTTGCCTCCTGTAGAGCAGATTCTGTTTCTTTCTGGTCGTGTTTGATTTCTGCAAGCTCTTCTGCATGCTGTACAAGCTGCGCAATGTTCTTTTTAAGACTTGCAATTTCATTTTCGTATTTGATGCGGTCGGCCTTCGCTTTCTGCATGTTTTTAATGCTGACATATACAACCCCCGCAAGCATTGCGATTAAAGCTATAATCACAAGATAAAGTGTTAATGTATTCATCTTCTAACCCTCATCTTTTGTTTCAGTCTCGGTATGTGAGCCTATAGCATCACCGATTGCAAAAGCTGCCTTCTGGCCCGCATTAACACCCAGATACATCATAGAAATTGCGAAGAACCAGCTGAGAACCTTTTCAATGAGTCCTGTCATTGATTCTGTGATTTCATGTGTAATAATCATTACTGCAGTACAGAAAATCATCACAAGAATTGTAATAATGAGCCATACAATCCATACTAAGAACTTACGGCTCTTAAGTTTTTCATCCATCTTAAATCCTCCGTTAATAAGGTCATAACAAAAAAGCCCCGCAAAATGCGGAGCCTTTATTTAATCTGACAAATCGACACTATTTATTTTTAGTATCTTTTGCCCGAAGCATTGACTTAATGAACAAAATCAAAACGCCAATTGCTTCGATGATTCCGAAAATCAGAGTCGGAATTTTTGCAACATTACCGGCATCAACGCCGCCAAGAATCAAAACCGCTGTACCTACAGCAACCATTATCCAGGCAATTACCTGTACCCAGATGTTTTTAAAGAAATTTTTCATTTCTTCCTCCTTGCTATTTAAGCTTGATAATCCGCGCCGTTACCGGCCGGCCCTTATCTACACAGTTTGATTGTTTGAGCGGATTGAAAGCTATCATTCCACGCTCAACGCCTACCCAGTGCCCGTTTCCTTTATAGTCATAACGCACCGGAGTTCTATCTTTAATTGATAGAATGTCTTTGATGTCTTTGAACTGAACCGAAATTTCACGGCCCGTCAGGAACTTTACAGCCTCAGCCCAGTGAACAGTGCAATCCTTTTCAATTACTCCGGCGTTTATCATGTCGTTTACAAGCTCGATGGCTTCCAGATCATCGGGCTCTATTCCAAGACACCAGAGCAGCACAAAAGCACAGCATCCGTATTTTCCGATTGTTTCAAGCCTTTCCGGCGAAACTCTGGAATAGAAATCTTTGCAAATAGTCTGCGGATTCTTCATTTCAAACCTACCTTAATAAGAACAAAGGCAACCAGCCCCGAAACAACAGCCGAAATAAGAGGATTCAGCCAGCGTTCAATATTTTTCTTCTGATTGTTTTTAAGGTCTTTAATACAAGCCTCGACAGCATTCATTCTGAAGTCTAAAGCCTGCTGCTGAAGCTGTAAATTAAGAACCTGATCTATTTTTTGCTCAATCTGTGTAAGTCGGTATTCCACTAAACTCTCTTCTTTTTTTTCATCTGCCATAGAACACCTCCCTAAAAAATACGCTTATACTGCGCTATCTGTTTAAGAAAGCGGTCTGCTGTAAAATTATTGAATACACGGGAACCTGTATCGGCAAAGCTTGTAGAACTTACCGCAAGATTTCCGCCCGCACTTTCCCACAAGAGGGAAGCAATCTGAAGCGCCGTTGTCTTGATGATGTCCGGCACAGTTGCAAATCCGGCTGTAAAAGTAATTGTATAGCGCACACCTTTTTGAAAAACGGAGTTGTCAACAAAACAGATGTAATTTCCATTTTCAACTTCGATTTCGTTCGGGTTATGCTCCGCGCCATCTACAAAAAACGCAGTTATGGCAGAAACCGGCATTGCACAAAGCGCCGCCAGTGCTCCATTATCACCTTTGACAACCTGAGTGTATGTCTGCTGCTCCGGATCATATCCAAGATAATCACGCACCATTTCCATTGCAGAATTGCAATAGTCAGCCGGCTTTGTGTCGCCTTCCTCTACGTGCTTATCCTGGAACTTCTGCAGCATTTCACTTGTAATAAAAGTCATAGGCTTTATTCCTCGATAATTTTACATTTACCGATTTCGGCAAGGGCCTTTGCATCTGCAAGCGGAATTTCGCCTGTATCTCCGGCGTCAAAAGTTCCGTATGATGCACAGATTAAGCCCAGAAAGCGAACTTTTACATTCTTGTAATATTCGCCGGCTGGAACAACCGGAGCCTTTGCCTTTACTGCCTCTGCAGTTTCCTTTACAGCTTCAATATCAGCTGTTTCGACAGCCTTTGCAGTTGTATTATTCTTCGCCATCTTCCTTTTCCTCCACATCTTCCTTTTCAACAGCTTTTACAGCTGCAGTTTTCTTTTTCATCCCATAATTGAGATTTTCAACCATACCGTCCCATTCAAGCCTCATGCCAAGGGCGGCAAGATATCCGATAACAAAAGCAAGAGCTGGGCGTTCTTCAATATATTCTGCCTTAGCGTTCATCGGTGCGCCGACAATAGAAACTTCTTTATAGCCGGATAACCAGGCATAAATCAGAAGCGCACTGACGGAATTATTTACCGGCAAGCCCATCTCATACACTGAATCAGGAAGCTCATAGGTTGTGTTTTCGTATTTAGTCTTGATTCCGTGTAACTCAAAATACCTGTCAGCACCTTCTCGCGGGTCTGTTCCAAGCATCCACAATTCACAATTTTTTGTACGGATTTCAGCAACAGTTTTCTCCATGTTAGCCTTTCCGCAGATAATCAGCTTTTTCATATTAAGATAGTCAGATAAATAAAAACCCCTGCCGGAGGGGGCAGGGGCAAACATTACAACAATGGCAGTGTAAGTTTTACATCAAAAGCGGCATGCTTATGATTCACTACGATGATACAGTTCCAGTTGATGTCTTGTTTCCAACCTTAAGGCGAGTAAATGCTTCGCCGAGTGTTGGCATACCATCTGCAAGAGTATGACCGAGGTATCCGATCTGATTCTTGCCTGCAAACTTTTCAACAAGCAGCTGGATTTCAACGTTCTTCCAGTAAGCAAACTTGTAATATGTCTTGAAATCACCAAGAACAATTACATACTGGTTTGTAACAACCGCATTTGGAGCGAACTCGCTTTCGATTACTGGCATACCGAGAATTTTATCTGGTTCGCCATCACGCAAGCCAGGGCGCCACAAATACTGTCCGTCGTTATCCTTCAAGAGCATAATGCCCTTAAGAATGTCTGTGTGCATTACCCATACAGCGTTCTTGCGATATCCTGGGCGGAGGTTCATCTTCATCTTGATGAGGTCATCGGCACAGCAAGGCATGTTACTTGCCTTTGTATATGCTGAGCGGTCAGATGTAACATCGCGAGTTGTTGGAACTCCGTTTGCAGATGCAGTGAATACACCGAGAGGCTGTCCTGAACCTGTACCGGTAAGGATTCC